TAAAATGATTGAAATGCTGAAAAGCTTATCATAAAAATAAAAAAAGCTATACTTCATAGTTTAGTTGGTTTCTTCTTCTGTTAGAAAGTCCCCCTTTTCAGGGGGATTTTCGTTTTACATAATGTCTGTCATTTGATCAGCATCTATAATTTTATAACTATTGGGCATGCTAGATGCTTGATTTATAAAATTCAACATAATGGTCAACTGTACTACTTCAGAATAGTCTAACATATTCTTTTGAGGTTTCTCTTCCCATTTAATTCTAAACCCATTTCCTGAGTTCAATATTGTCAAAACTGTTTCTTCTCTTACATGAGAAGACCATGTTTCTGAAGAAGAACGTTTTAATACGTATATATCTTCATCAGCAGGTACGTGAATGGTGTACTCAACATTGTTTGCGTCTGAGTCTAACACCAAATAAAGTTTATCTTTCATAGTTTGTTAAAAAAATCCTTCAACATGTTCTGGGTAGTCTTCAATAGTAGCAAGTAACTTGTACTCTTCACAAAAAACTCTAGCCTTTTGTATAAGTTCTAACAAGTCTCCTTTATTTTCAATTACAATATTGAAATCATAATTGTCCAAAGCTGTTTCAGAAGGATGATCTCCTGTATCAGAACCTCGTTCAATTCTTACAAGAATACCTCCTTTTTCAATAACAGCAGCTGCTTCATTAGGAAAACGTACATCTGTAATCAACCATCTTGACATGCTGTTGAATGTAGCAAATGTTGCGTTTACCCAAGTGTTAGTGTGAAGACCATTTCTCATTGCTTCAGTTCCAAGTTTTTGTAAAAACTCTCTTACTGTCATGGGTTCAGGACGATCTTGATTTGGATGCCACATGTTCCACTCATCAGGAAGATATGTTTTCTTAAAATCTTGATCTTCAAACTTGTATGTTGGAATACCTGTAAGAATTGTCGCAACTTCTTTTAATTTTCCAGCAAACTTTTTAATGTTCCAATCTGTCTTCATGACATTTGGATTAGGATTACTCAAGTAATGAGCAATAGTTTCATTTGTCAAATAAGGCATGCTAGTGAGCAACCTTACAATTTCAGCAAAGGTGTCTTTTCCAGAACCTATTTTGCCAGAGATGCCAATTAGTTTAATCATGGTTTTCTTTTTTCCAGGTTTTTAGTCTGCTAACAAGACTTGATGTTGAAATATGTAATTTATACTTCATTCTCAAGTATCTTTTTAACAATCTGACTTTGTTAATTTTTGTTTTTTTCTGCGTTACTTTTAAGTAAGCATCTTTAATTATGTCAATCATGTCTTCAAAGTTAAGCATTCAGAATAAACAATAACAGGGGTTTTTAGGCCCCTGCTTCTTGTTCTAACAATTAAAAAGGACTTAATTCTTCTACAGCAACTTCTTCAAGTTCATAGACAGAAGGTTCAGTCTCAACTACAGATATTACTTCTTCCTCATCAAAAGTGTGCTCAAGTCCTAACATGTTTGCAAAAACTTCATGCACAGCAGCTTGATCATCCATCCAGGTAGATGGATGTGAGTCTTTCAAAGACAAAGTAATATGGTTATACAAAGCCCATGCTGAATCAGAGTCAACCTTGTACTCAAAACTTGGTTTTTCTAATTCAGTACGTATTTGATTAAGCTGCATTGTATTCAAAATTTTCTTTTTGAAAAACAATTCACCTAACAAATCATGTTGATTTGTACTTGTCAAAAGGATGTCTTTCATTTTATCCTTGTGCTCTACTAGATTTTCCCAGTATAGCTCAGAATCTTTAATGAATTCACCAATTTTACCTTCAGCTAACAAGTCAGCAGCACCTTTGTGTACGCGTTTGTACGCACCAAATTTGTTGTTGTTTAGCATCATTCCATTATTGCAGACTTTTACAAGTCCTCCTAAGTTGAAACGAAACGCATATTGCTTGTTGTAAGAGTTTAAAAAGTTGGCAGACAACTCAATGTCTGGATCAGCTTTATAATTCATTCTGAAGGTTCCTACGGCTACCTGAGCATCATTTGAACAACGATACTCTTCACCAGTAATAATGAAACCAGCATTTGTGATTTCAGCACGCACTCTATTGATCACATTACTGTGAGCAATTGGCGTATATGTGTCAGTTTTTTCAGGCAACGCAGCCCCTATCATTTTGGAATACGCATGCATTCCGTTTACAGTTCTTTTCATTTTAAAAGAGAGATAATTGTGTTAATTGCATATGTTGAGGAAGAACTTGAGATGTCTTTTCTATCTTCTTGATTTCTTCATAAATCTTGTCTAGATAGAACTTTTCGTCTACTCTGTATTCTTCCCATGGTTTATCTTCAAATTTATTGAAGATTGTCTGAAGAGCTTTTCCACTCTCCAGTTGAATTTCCCTGCCATCTGGGTTACACTTAATAATTTTAATTCCATTCTCAGAAATGTAGTAACGCACAAGCTTTTGAAGTTTTGTAGTTACATACGCCCCGTCTTTAAATCCTCTTTCTTCAAAGTACCAGTCACCTCTAAGTTTTGCACCAACGCAATAATCATAGATGTTACGATTTTCTTTTAAGAATTCAGCAGGATCTTTTCCATGAACAAAATAAGCATACCAAGCTTTTGGTACAATCAATAAAGATTTGTTTTTGTGTAATGCCAATTCATCAAACTCAAAACGTCCTTTACATTTTGTCTTACCATCTTTATACACTGCAATGTAATTGTTTACATCACCAATGATCATTTTTTGGTATTCAACAGTTTCAAGTTGTAATTGAGTAAGATCTTCCCATTCTTTACATATCTCATAGAATTTTGACTCATGTTCGTCATCTACAAGAAACTCTAGACCATCTGTATTCTGCATAAGAGGAATTGCACCAGGAATTCTTGTGGCAATCATCTCATACAGCATGCTTAGCAATAACTGACCATTCACTGTAATTCTAAATGTAAATTCAGGATCATACAGAAATGAGTACTTGTTTTTACTTAAACCATAAGTTGAGTTAAGAATAATTTTGAACAGATAATTCAGAGGAGATGCTTTTGAATACTTTTTACGTTCTTCAAAGAACCACTCATACAGTTCACAAAATTCTTCTTTAGGTAAATGTTCAGGAGACCATTTGTTTTTGATAGCCAGATTGGGATAGAATGATGTAACGTCAGCACTAAGAATCTTTTTACCAGGCGTTGCCTCATAAATTCCAGATTTAGTACATCCGTGTAGACCACCTAATCCATAATCTGTTGGCGTATTTTTGAAGTTCATCCTATATTTAGGACCAGCTTCTTCTTTTTCATTGTTTATTGAAGTATCTACAACCAAACTTTTAAACCAGTTGTGTACAGCTTTAAACTCAGGCGTTTGAAATTCCACCATAGGCAATATGATATTTCTAACAGTAACAAAGGGACGTTCTGTCTTCATCACCTTAATATCATTTTTATTTTTACCTAACTTGTCACTCAAGAAGTGTAAGAACATTTCTTTACTAATACGAGGCTCACTCGCACTATGCAATGAAAGATTGTAAGTAGCACTCAGTTCAGCTCTAAGATTGATCTGACTTGCCATTACTTGTTCTCCTTTTGGATTCTTTAAGATAAAGATTTCTTTAGTAGAAAGAACGTCATTGATACAGTAATTGACCACCATATCCAGGGTAGCTTGATCTTCAACAGGTTGATTATGCGGGTGAGGCATTTCTTCAACATTGAACCAATCCATTGAAAACTGAACCCACTTCAGAGAAGTACGTTTAGCATTGCTGTCCCAATGGTTAAGTTTGAAAATATCCACACAAGGAATAGTAAGCTTAAATTCTGGATAATCAAGGAATTCACCCCTGTTTGACTTATCAATGATGGTTTTTACATAAGAATAAATTCTTGCAGCAAATTCTTCACCCTGTAAACCAGAGTAAAAGTCTAAGTTCTCAAGAATATGCTCAGTAATTTGCGCGTCAAACGCCAAATTGTTGTAACCAAAATGCCAATCTCTATTTTGCTGATTTTCAAGCAAGAACCTTATAAACTCATGTGTATCATTGCGATGTTTTCCAATCACAAATACATGTTGTTCATCTGAATCATATGACCTGAACACAGCTACAAAACAATTGACAATGGTTTCATAGTCCATTATCCAGAATTTTCGCTGTCTAGTCATTATTTATCAGTTTCTGTTTTACTTAAATCAATAGGTTCATTTACAATGTTTAACGCATCATGGTCAGAATTTACAGCAAACATTTGAATAAAGCGTTCAATGTCGCTTTTATTGTCAATGTAATACTCATAGTAAGTTTCCATGATTCTGCGTTCTTCAACATATTGAGCTCCTTCTGAATTACGCAAAGGAATAACTTGACCTTTGTCAGTCAACTTAGGTAACATTTGTGGTTTGTCTTTTTTGTCTTTGCTAATCACAGCCAATACACGAGTATTTGGATCATAGATTACCTCATTAAAAGGACATTCTGCTGTTAAAGGTAGCATGCGGAAGCTCTTGCGTCCATACCAGTCTGTGCTATACACAAACATACATTTTGTTTCTTGTTGCATTTTTGGTTTTTAAATTAAATTGTTAAATAATCTCTAGTCCTTCTGGACAAAGTTCTGTTAAAACTTCTTTTTCTTTGTCAAAGTGATCGCAAAGTTCACCTACACTTCTAATAAAGTCTTCTTCTACATCCAGTATTTGAGCATATTGCTTAAAGTACTTTGCAGGAAATATAAAAGACTCTATGTACACCCATTCAGGAGTGTGTACGCCATAATAATCAGCGAGTGTCTTTTTAGCTTGTGAAGACATTTCTGAGTATTTTCCTCTAATAAATGCGTCATAATCAGCACTCATTGAGTTAAAATCAAAGATATAAACAATCTGATCATTGTCAAGGGGTACACACATGTCTAACATTTTATGTGTGATCAAATACTCTCTTTCAAATGATTTCCATTTTTCATCTTCACTTTGATTGTAGACACAAATAAGTTTCCTAGAAGATGGTTTATAAGCAGTTCCCTGCCAGCCCAAATAAGTTTGAACTGGACGGGGGTGCTTGTCTTTTTTGAAACCTAATATTGGATACAAAAAGGTAAATGACTTTTGGAAATACTTGTTGTATATCTGTGAAATCATAATACTACTTCATTGTTTACAAGGAATTCATAAGGTAATTCAAAAGACTTCTTTTCAAAATGAAAATTAGCCTTGTTGATCATCTCATCTGTTTTTACTAACCACTCTTTCATTGTCTCATCTGAAACTCTGATTGGTGCAATTTGCATGTAAGGATCTACAACAACAAATCTAAATGTGATTTTGTAATCAGCGTATTCAGGTTTGCTCAAGTAGACATGCTGTACCATTTTATAATAAATAGCAGCTTGCATCCAATAACGATAGTACTCAATACTATCTTTAAAAGAACCAATGTCTTTAGACGTTTTCTTCAAGTCATTGACTCTAATTTCTTTAGCGTTGCTGTCAAAAACAAGATTATCAATAAATCCTCTTAGACCAAACAAGAAGTTTTCATCAAACATTGCAAGTTCAATCTCGTTTTGTTTTGTGACACCATTGAAACTATCACCAAAGAATCCCATCACATCCATTACAACAGGTTTGCTTTTGATCTTTTCAACTACAGAAGTAGCAAAAGCATGTGTATCATGATCAACGACAGTTCTTCCTTCAGCTTTCTTCATGTAATCCCAGTAAGCAACATGATCTTCAGTAATGATTTTGTCAAGACGTTGAGCATCTGTTTTCAATGATTGATACAAGTTCATGTCTACAAGAATATCAATAATTGCTGGACTGAATTCGTGCAAATCTTCGCGTGTGTCACCACTAGCTTTCAATTCTTTATAGTGATTAAACAACGTGTGTAATAATTTTTTAGGATTATCACTTGGTGTGTTTACAGCACTTAAAACAAACTCATCATCAAAAGATTCTGGTTTGAGTAATAGACAGTGAATAAGCTTACCTTCAATCATATTTTTGTCCTCAGTGTCATCTCTTTGACCAAGTACATAATGACTGTAAAATAAGGCAGGGCTGAACAACAATTTGTTCAATCCTGAGTAAGATAGCAGAAAAGGTTTTGAGAAGAATGCTTCTTCTTTTTGCATGCGTTCTGCAAACGCTACATCTGATGTGAATTTAGCTACTGCCATTTTTTTAACATTTACAATTTTCCATATCCCTTGCAAAGTATCTACCTAAAATATTACCATTATATGTGTTGGCTTTCAATACATCATTTTTTACTTGATGTGACAACTCACAATAGTTTAAATACTTTTTAGTACAACATACTTCCAAGATTTCTCTTTTGAAATTTTCAGGTCCCATTCTTGCAACATCTTCTTTTAAATCTACAGATGAACCATAATAGGTCATCCAATCAGATTCTTTGACAGTTTGCTTGAATATCTTTCTTGTACCTGTTTGTGTTTTTTCTCTTTTAGAGATTCTAGTCTTACGCTTATGGTAAAGACTTTTTTGGCCAATGTAAAACTTACCTGTCTTCAGGTTGGTTATTTTGTATATAAAGCCAATTACCTCCTCATGATTTGGGATATCTTCAACTTTTAATACCTTCTTTTTAAGTGAAGGGAAATACCAATTTGTCATAAAATTGTTTATTAAGTTTTACAAAAGTAAAGAAGTTCTTTAAGATAATGAACTTAATCATTCTCTAAATGACTCTTTACATATTTTTCGCAAGCATTGTTGAGTTTAGGAACAAACTCATAGATTGCTTTTTTGACACCATGTATTTTGACAATGTCAGCAATGTCTTTTTCCAATGGTAAATAACAGAAAGGTATTTTATATTTTTCTTCATATGCCTTCATAGCTTTAATACCAGCTTCATCACTGTCAAATACAGTAACAATAGACTGATACAAATCTTTAAATTCATAGATTACATCTGGATGCAAGATGCTGTTTTCACTATCAGGTGCAACGACATCTACATTAAGATTCATACTTTTAATTGCCATGCAGTCTTTCAAAGAAGATGCTATGATCAAAATAGGTTTGTTTTGCAATTGCTCATAACCTTGTATGTAATCACAGATTTTAATAAACTTTCTTTCTTTATTTTTTGGTTGGTATATCTTGTAAAGAATGCCTTCTTTTGTAAAGTAACCATACACATGTTTACTTACAATTGAGAATTCATCCTGAACGTTTTTGTCATGATCTAGTTTTTGCATAACATA